GAGCAGATTTACAACATTGCCAAGGCGTGGGGCTACACCGGGCCAAAGCCGAAGGCAGACGACGCGGCTGGCATTGAAAAGCTTGCGCAGAGCGTTGCAGCAGAGACTTCCCTTTCGGCAGCAGGCGGCACGCGGGCAGGAAGCCCAAGCACGTCTGAAGCCGTTGCTTCCATGTCGGAGGCTGAGTTCGAGGCGTGGTTCGAAAAGAGCGGCGTCAAGGGTTTCAAGCAGTTAATGCGTTGAAATAACTAAACCGTCCGGGGCCGGTTAAGCCCTGCTCGCCATACGGTGCGTCATCCGTAAGCGTCACCGCTTCCACGCAGAGAAGCGCTCGCCCTGCATTCGCGGCGTCAAGCGAAAGCACCTCACCAAAACCATCCACATTTCAAAGGACTGAGACACATGTCTATTGCTACTCAGGGCGTCAATGACGCACTGACAGTGAAGCTGTGGTCCCAGCGCATGGATGTCGAGGCGCTCAAGGAAACGACCGCCTACGAATTCATGGGCGAGGGCGCAGGCTCTCTCTGTCAAATTATGACGGAAACCAAAAAGGGCGCGGGCGACCGCATCCGTTGGGGTATCCGTATGCTTGCCACTGGTGCAGGCACCACCGAAAACGAAACGCAGGAAGGCAACGAAGAAGGCCTCACGCGCTACTACGACGAGCTTCTGATCAACGAACTTGGTCACGCTCACCGTGTGCGCAACGAAGGCACAATCGACCGTCAGCGCGTTCCGTATGACATGCGCGAGGAATGCTATGACTCGCTCAAAGATTGGAATGCCGACCGAATCGATACCTGGAAAAATCGGGTCACCCTACAGTAATGTAGGGCAGTAAAGATGGTGAATTGCTGGGACATCTGATTAAATTTGGTTGATTTTATCAGACAATCAGCAGCCAAGCCTTTGAAAATTAAGCGGTTTATGGTAGTTTGAAAGGATGAACGAAACTACCGCCAGAACATGCAAAAAGTGCAGTACAGAGAAGCCAATAAGTGAATTTTCTCCGTACGATGATAAAGGGATTATGCGGCATCGGCATGAATGTCGCGCTTGTGTAAGGCAGAGGCAGCGCGGTTATTTCGACCGCACAAAGCCGGAACGTCTGAGACGAGCGCGAGACAAGTACAATGCCGATCCATTCGCTTATTGGACAGCCGAGCGGCGTGCCAGAGCGAGAGAGCTAGAGAGAGTGCGAGGCGCACAACTCCGCGATGAGGTCTTTTCTCATTACGGGTGCGAGTGCGTGGCGTGCGGTGAAACTGAGCCGCTTTTCCTGACGCTCGATCACATCGAGAACGATGGGAAAGAATGGCGAAAGGTTCACAACACCGGCGTCAGTCTCTATCGGTGGATAAAAAAGCACCAATATCCCGCTATTTTCCAGACTCTTTGCATGAACTGTAACTTTGGCAAGGCTCGCAATGCCGGTGTTCTTGTCAAGGACCGCAGAATATCAAAGGAAGGTTCAACGACTATCCCGAAAGGGAGTAGGGCCAAGCGGCCCGAAGTGCCATCCCCCTCAAATTGAGGGTGAAGATATAGTCTGAACTTGCGGGCGACCGTAAGCAGCGCTGAAAGGCGCGGGTGAGGTTTAGCGAGCCTCATTGAACATATTGGGTTTTTCAACCAACTCGCAGGCAACACCGTAGAGACGAACGGCAAATTTCTCGGCTTCAACGCCGCGATCGCGCCATCGTCCACGCGTGTGTTTCGTGGCGGTGCGGTTGCAAACGACCAGTCAATGTCGAGCGATACGCAGAAGTTCACGCTTTCGCTTATCGACAAGGCAGTGAACCGCGCAAAAACCGCGTCCCCAATGATCCGGCCAATCAAGGGCTTGGGCAAGGACGTGGATTATGTGTGCTTCATCCACCCGGACCAGACGCTTTCGCTCCGCGCCGATACGGCAACGGCTGGCAACTGGTTCGACCTTCAGGGCAAGCGCTTGCAGGGCGGCGAAAAGGACAACAACGGCCTCTACACCGGCATGTTGGGCATCTACAATCGCACCCTGATTGTTGAGAACTACCGCGTTCCGCAGGGGATCAACTCCGGCACGAACGTTGCAGTTGCCAACACCCGCAGAGCCATTTTCTGCGGCGCTCAGGCGTCTTCGCTCGCTTTCGGTAAGAACAACGCCAAGAACAAGTTCAAATGGACAGAGGATTTGTTCGATTACGACCGCGAACTTGGCGTGCGTTCTTCCTTCATCGCAGGCATGAAAAAGACCGTCTATAATAGTGTCGATTACGGCACCATTGTTCTCGGTTCTTATGCCGCGCCTGCTGCGTAAGGAGGGCTAGAACATGCCTACAGGAACCGTAGCAACGACTGCTCGCCAGTTTCATCAGCAGCAGACGCACTATCTCCGCAAGCGCATTCTCGGCACAGCCGGGAACGCGCTTTACACCATCGGCACCATTCCAGCCGGGGCAAACATTTCGCGCATCAGCACGCTGGTGCGCACGGTGTTTTCCGGTGGAACGCCTACGATCAGCTTTGGCCCGTCCGGTACACCGGCAGGGTACTTTGCTCTCGCGGGTGGCCCGGTAACGACTGCTGGACGTAACAACGTCACGCTGATCGCGACCGGCACGCTGGGCGTCGACGCCGATACCGTCATTACTTGCACCACAGCCGGTACGCCGACTGCGGGTGTGGTTGATGTCGAGGTCGAGTACACCGTCGCGAATGACGGCTAAAAACTGACAGGGCGGCTCCTTCGGGGGCCGCTCTTTTCTTGCGTGTGAGGTAACAAATGGCAACATTCGGTGACTTAAAGGCCGAAATTAGCGATGATATTGATGACCCGAATAACGAGTATGGGTCGCAAATCGCGTCTGCCGTTCTCGCCGCTATTCGGTATTGCGAGCGCACGCAGTTTTATTTCAACGAAACGCGCGAAAAGACGTTCAATACGGTCGTAGGCCAGCAATGGTACGACAAGGACGATCTGGCTGATATCGCCACGCTTATCCGCATTCAGCGCGCATATGTGACGGTGAACGGCGACACGACCGATCTGCTGCTTATCTCGCCAGACGAGATTGAAGAGCTTTCCGACAACACGGCGGCTACGGGGCAGCCCTATGGCTACTGCGTGTTTGGGCAAAGAATACGTCTCTATCCCATACCAAACGGCGTTTATCAGGTGAGGCTGCAACTTGCGCCGTATCGCCTGGCAATGCCCGTTGCAGATGGCGATCAGACAGTATGGACGACTGAGGCTTACGATATGATCAAGGCCCGCGCCAAGTACATTCTGGCAAAGAATACCCTCAAAGACGCCGCTATTGCCGCTGAGGCGTTGAATGATTATCAGGATCAGTTTCAGGCGCTAAAGGCCGAAACATCCAGCAGACTAGGGACGGGCAGGATACTGCCCACGAGCTTCTAATGCCGGTTCTCGATGTTGCTCCTTTCCGGCCAGACAATGCGCATTTGAACTCGGCCTACGCAACCGAGATATGGAATGTTCTCCGGGCGGAATCATCCTACATTCCGTTCAAGGCGCTGCAGGCTTTCACTGCGCAGGTTGGTGCAGTTCCCCTGGGTGGGATTACCATTCGAGACGATGACGGACTGACGCATATCTTTTGCGGTACAGCCGGCAAACTATGGAAACTGGACAACACGACGCTGACCTGGGAGGACGTTTCCAAGGCTGCCACGACCTATAGCGCTACGATAGATGAGCGCTGGCGGTTCAAATATTACAAGCCCTACGTGGTTGTGGTGAATATCAACGACGACCCGCAATATTATCAGATCGGGACGTCTACAGACTTTGCCAATCTTCCCGGCACGCCACCGCGCATGAGGCAAATTGCCGTTACAGGTGACCGTCTTTCCGGCGTTGACGACGATACGATGTATTGGTGTGACACAGACGATATTTCCAACTGGACGACAGGAACGTCAGGCAATCAGAAATTCCCCGATGGCGGCAAGCTGATGGGGTTAACGGACGCCACCAACCCGCTGATATTCCAGAAGGCAAAAATACGGTTGGGGACATTTGTTCCCGGCTCTTTGGAGACGTTTTCATTCCAGACCTTGCACGATCAACGCGGGGCGGCGGCTCCGTATTCGATCTGTACCAGAGGTGCGGTGACGTTTTTTGCCGATAGCGGCGCGTTTTTCATGATTTCGTCGGACGGGCAGATATCGCCGGTTGGATTTGAGAA